CGAGGCGGGCCCGTCCCAGCGAGGTGATCGCCACATCGCCAGAACATGGCTCATGCTCGACCATGCCCGCGGTGGCGAGTCGCTCCACTTGATCGCTGATCGTGGACTTCGCCTTACCCGTATCCCGCACGAGGTCCGACATTCGAGCCTGCCCGCCCCGGCGGCTGAGTGACCCAAGGACCGCCCATCGTCCTCGGAGGCCCGTAGAAGCCGCCCTTGGCGGCCTCAATTGCAGCACGTCGCGCTGGAGTTGTCCCGCGTTGAACTCGAAGCCGGGATCGGCCTGCGGACTGACAATCACTCCATCCACATCGACCGCATTCGCCTCGACTCGCGAAATCTCATCGTCGACGAAGACACGCACGCGGACGCAGCGACAATTGAATCCGTTGGGCGGCGAATTGGAATCCCAGAACGGATCGTCCTTTGGGAGGGTGATGCCTTCCATTGCAACGTGGTTCGGGCGCACGCGGTCATCGCCAACCGTCACGTATTCATAACCCCAGAGAATCTCATCGACGAACGGATCCTTGTCGGCGTTGTCCTCGCCCGCGGCGTAGGCGATCGCCGTCTGCGTCCTGACCATCGTTTCGAGCGTATGCGATGCGATGTTCGTCACGCCGGCGGCCACGAAGCCCGCGCGAAGCCGCCCGATGGCGACCGGCAGAATCTCGCCGAGACGGATCGATGTCGTCATCGCGTTGATCGCTGGCGTGACGAGGGTACGGGTCTGGCTGAACACCGCCGCCGCCCGGCCCGCGTACGACGCCCGAAGGGCGAAGAGTGCATCGTCTTCGATCGACAACCGTTCGATGACTGCCAGCGCCAACTGATCGACCGTATCCAGCGATCGTCGCTTCGCACGCATCCGATCGAGTGCGGCCAGTGCCTGATCAACGATTTGTTCTCGACCGAGCAAATGGGCGGCGGTCAGGATCTCGGCAACGCTCGCTTCAAACTTCCGCTGCAGCCCGATGTCGATCTCTGAGAATGGCTCGTTTGCCCGCACGCGCCGTTCGATGTCCTTGCGAATGGCGACGACAATCCGCGCGACCGCTTCAAGTCGTGCATCTGCAATGAATTGCATCTCGGCGGATCGCGACTCGGCGATGTCCATTGTGCGGCGTGCGACCATCACATCACCGCCCCAAGACGATAGCAGCACGCTTCGCCCGGATGACGCTCAGCGCTGCGCGTGTGATCATTTCGGGATCGTCCTCTGGCGGGTCATCGACCGGCTCCACGTCTGGGACTTCTTCACGGTCATCGACATTGACCAGCGGCGCGCCGAGTGTTTCGAGTGCCGCATCGAGATCGAAGATGCGACCCACTGATCCGGCCATCGTCGGCGACGTCAGCAGGGCGATCGTCATCTCCTTGAGCGTGCGCCGCTTCTCGTCGATGATCGGCTCCGGCGTCAGTACCACGGAGCCAACCGCATCGGCCCCGTAGTTGTACGCCAGCAGCGGGTTGACCACGTAATGATTCAGGCAGCGGGCAACGTCGGATGTGAACTGCTCTGCCGCCGACAAGACGACATCGCCATGAACCGCCGCCTCGGCCAGCGTGCCGTGCTGCCCTTCAAACACCGTTCGCTCAGGGACAAGCCTGCCGCGTGCAAGCAGTTTGTCCATGTACGACATCATGCCGGTGAAATCCGTACCGTACGATCCGTTCGGCTCGATGAAGTCGATCGACCATGACTTCAGTTTCGAGATGTCGGTTCCGCGATTGGCGAACTCCTGAGCGAACTTTGCAAGCGTGTTCGGCATCGTGACGCCGCGGCCATGCTCGAGTTTGTGAAGCACGCCCAACGCGATGTCGTAGTTCGATCGCTCCGCCCCTGCACCGTCGATCGACGTGCCTTCTGGGTATTCGATAATCGGTGTCGGGCCAGCGAGGCGGCTGGCGTACCGCCCCATCCGAGTGAAGACTTGATCCCACATGGCGAGCACGTTCGACAACCGGATGTTCTCGAACTTCGATCGTCCGTACCACTCATTGCCAGGCTCGCCGTCGTACGTCAGCCACAGCGACTTCTCAGGGGCGATGACGACATCGTTGTTCTGCACGCCTCGAAACGATCCATCCTTCTCGTCGACGACAACATTCGTGATGTCCACCATCAGCGGCTTGATCTTCCGATACACGATTCGCTGTGCGCCATTCAACCGGCGGACCTCAAACACCTTCTCGAAGGCGCTGAAGCCGTAGTCGAACGATCGGGTCATCTCGGCCACGATGCCATCGACGAGCGGCATCACCGCTTGATTGATGAACGATTCCATCTCCACAAGATCGAGCGTCGAACCTTGCGAATCGACACGCTCTGACACGCGATGCGGGATATTGACGGACCAATTCGTTGATCGGATCGGCGATGTCTCGACGATGCCGACCAGCGCAAGCGTGGGATTCGCACGCATGCGCCGGTAGGTTTCAAACGTCCCTGCGTCGGGCGCAGCACCGAGTTGATCGCCAGCGAACAATGAACCGAAGCCGCCACTGCCACGCTGCGCACCGGTCGCTTCACCCGCTGCCGGTGGCGTGGATGGATCGATGGTCGGCGCAGCGCCGCTCGCGAGCCATCTCGCTGCTCGGTTTCTCATGTTTGTGACGATGGGCAATGGATTAATCCTTCGATGGCTTCCGGCGTGACTTGCCGGCGGGCTTCGGTGTCGGCTTCGTCTCAGTGACTTGGGCGGCAGGTGCAGCGACCTTCGCGGGCGGTGCTTCGACCGGCGCATCCACCGGGGCGATCAGCGATTTGGCTTTCGCGACGGTCGAGGGCGGCCACAGGGAGCGCGTCTCCATCAGATCGATGAGTGACCGGGCGCTGTCGTCGAGCAGGTCTGGGAACGAAGCGATGGCGCAATCGATCTTCGATTGGCCTGTCCCGCTTTCGCGGAGTTTCTGGATGAGTCCGTTTGCGTCCATGTGATTCCTTACACGTTGAATTGGCCGAGCGGTGCATCACGGTACGCGATCACTGGGCGCTGGTATTCGCACCAGTACCCGAACGCATCTGCGGCGTGCGTCCATTCTGATTCGCTCTTGTCGATGTCCCGCCCGTCGTCGGTCAGTTGATTCGTTCTGAGATCGTGAACCAGTCGCTTCACGCCGCGATCGATGAATACATGGCGGCCACCGTCGACATCGCATAGTGCGTTGTTCACCGCCTCGATGCGTGCGACCACCGCTGGATGGCTCATCTTGACGTGCATCTTCCATTCGATGCCCATCTTGTCCAGTGCCTTGCCGAGAACATGAAACCGCGAAATGCCCGTTGTGTCCGTGCGTGACCGCCCCGCGGGATCGCCGTACACATGCAGACACGGCCACTGCCATCCACCTTGCGCATCGACCCACTCGCCGAACGCATTGATGAGTGATGGCCCCTCGTCCTCCGGGTTACGGATGATCGACATCGATGACGAGTGCAGCAGATGCGCGACGTTGAACACGTCCTCGCCGCCGTCGTACTGGCCGAGCAGACCATGCATTCCCGGTCGGATATTGAAGTCGAGCGCCATGCACAGCGGCATCTCTTCATGCAGCTCGACGCGATCGACGATGTTCGCATCCGTGAAGTTCGGGTAGACCGCATTCGTTGATCCCGTCTGCGGGCGCTGCTGGTACATCGCAAACCATGCGCCCTCGCTCGTCGAGCGGCGGATCTTCTTGCAGTCCTCGACGTCGTATCGTTCCGGGCAGAGCGGCTCGCCGAGATTGCGATCGAGCGGGTCATCCGGCTCAGCAATCATCGGCAGTGAGATTTGATCCCACTCCGCATCGTCGCCGTTCATGAGGAAGCCGGTCAGGTCATTCTCATGCCATCGCTGGTGGACGACCACGATCGACCCGCCCGGTTCTGACCTCGAGATCAGCGTTGATCGATACCAATCGATGACACGATTGCGTTTGCGCGTGCTGTGCGCTTCCTCCCATGACTTGTGAGGGTCATCGATCACGCAGAGATCGAAGCCACGACCGACGAGCGAGCCACCGATGCCCGTCGCGACCATGCCGCCGCCCTGCGGCGTATGCCATCGACCAGCGGCAGAGGAGTCGGATCGAAGACGTACTCGCAACGCGGCGTTCGTCTCGACTTCGTTCCTGACCCATCTGCCGAAGTCATCGCGCGCCAACTCAGCGCCGTAACTCGCGAGCATCGCCCGCTTGTCAGGCCAGTTGTCGAGGAACCACAGCGGCAGGTACTTCGAGAATGCATCCGACTTGCCCAGCCGAGGCGCGACGTTGATGATGATTCTCGCGTTGCCCGCGCGCACTCGCTCCGACACCATCGTTAGCGTCTTTCGCAGCCACGGATACGGCTGCCACCGTCCGCCGCTGATCTTCTCCGCGAACGTGTGCGGGAACAACCGCCACATCTCGCGTTCGAGGACCGCTTCGGATTGTGATTGCGTCGCGACCATCGGAGACTCCTGCACCTGACCGGATGACATCCAACCGAATCATCCGGCCAAGTAACCTGCTGTGCGCGTGACCTTGTGCGTTGAGATCAGCGAGTTGCTCCCGGTAACGGTCAGCGTCAGCGTGTAAGCAGCGTCGAGAACGAGCGCCGTCGCGTTCGGGATGGTCA